ACGGTGGAGCAGTTGACGCCCTTGCAGGTCGAGTACAATAAGACGAACTCGCAAATCGTCGAGAGCAAGAACCTCATGGCTCGCCCAAAGATCCGCAAGCCGCGTCAAGCGATGATCCACAAGGATGCACTGCACAGCGAGGCTGGGGAGGTGGTGCTCTACAACGCCCCCTACACGCCGGACTACATGGTCCCGCCGGGCCTGCCGGGGTACGTGTTCAACGTCCTGGAGCGGTGCATCTCCGATATGGACCACATCGGAAGCCGCCATGAAGTCAGCCAGGGCCAGATCCCTTCCGGGATCCGGTCCGGCGCCGCCATCGCGTACTTGCAGGAGCAGGACGACACCGCTATTGGACCGTCCATCATGGAGTTCAAGATGGCCAATGAGCGCTGGGCCAGCCTGGTTTTGCGGCTCGCGCAACGCTACTACAAGGAAAACCGGACGCTGAAAATCGTCGGGGAGAACAACGAGTTCGAGATCCTGGAGTTCAAGGGCGCGGATTTGAATTCCGTGGACGTCTACATCGAGATGGGGTCGGAATTACCGCTTTCGCGGTCTGCGCGTCAGCAGTACATCCTCGACTTGGCGCGTCAGCGCATGCTCGATCCCGAGCGTGACCGGGAGTTGCTGTTCCGGGTGTTGGAGCTTGGCTCGACCGAAGAACTCTACGCGGAGAAGCAGGGCGAGTACACGTATGCGAAAAACGAGAACCGCCGCATGCAGGCCGGAGAGGAAGTTCAGGTTCTGGACTTCCACAACCACGAAGTGCATATCGCGGTGGTCAACAAGTTCCGCATGACGGATGAGTACCGGAACATGAGTCAGGACGGTCGGTATATCGTGGACCGCCATGCGGAGGATCACCGGCTGGTCTACTCGAAGATGATGATAGAAGCTCAACTTGCCATGCAGAACGCACAAGGAGGCGGAAATGGGAAAGCGCCACAAGAAGCAGGCGTTGAAGGAACCGGCGAGCCGGAACCACGTAGAACGCCAAGAACCGGTGGAAGACGTTAAGGTCCCGATGCCCTCGGAACTTGAGAAGTCCCGGCTCCGCGAGGGCGTGCTCGACACGGACAAGATCGAGGGCACCAGCTGGGCCTATCGGTGCGAGGCCTGCGGGAAGGCGGGTCTGTATGCCGTGGAGAAAGCGGATCCGGGTTACAGGATCCCTGACAACCTCATCGAGAACCTGAAGTGCGTGAAGTGCGGGAAACCGCTGAAGCTCTTGAGCGGGTGCATGATTGACTCGCTGTGGTACAGGGTGGTTTAACCCAGGCACCAACCCCTGCGGGGGAGTGCGAAAACAAGGAGAGAGTGATGAGCTTGAACGATGGAAAACCCCAAGACGGGACTCCCGATGGCGGGAATACCCCTGATGGGACTCCGTCCGAGAAGACGGTTGTGGTGGTAGTGGACGGCAAGGAAGTCCCGGTGACGGAAAAAGAGCTGGTCAACGGCTACCTCCGTCAGGCGGACTACACCCGGAAGACGACGGCTCTTAAAACCGAACGGGAATCTCTTGCTCTACGCGAGGTGGAGTTCGAATCCGCCGTCAAGACCGGCGTGGAGAAGCAACTCGAATCCCTGATTCGGCTGGAGTCTGCGGCTGGGGGGGCAGAGGCGGGAGCCGGAGCGGCCAACCTGCGCGATGCTCTCTTGGGTGGCGGCAATGAAGGTTCCGACGATGATGACGGGCAGAAGGTCAATCCGGCCGTCAGGAAACTGATGGAAGGGCAGACCAAGGAACTCTCCGAACTGAAAAACTGGAAGGACCAGCAGGAACGGGAATCGGCCATGCGGCGGTACGACACCGAGGTGTCCAGCGCGAAGAAGGAGCACGAGATATTCGCGGATCCGACCATCAAGGTCAATCCGGACTTTCTCATTGACTCTCTCGTGCTGGCCAAACGCATGTCCGTGAGGGATGCCGTCAAGGAAGTCGCGGAAACCCTGAAGGCCACGAAGGACGCCGCCGTGGAGCAATACCTCGCCGAGAAGACCGGTCAGAGGGTGCCTCGTCCGGGCGGGGGTGGAGGGAAGGTCCCTTCGACGCCTGCGAGGCAGATCGACAGAAACAGCCTGGACAACGGGGATTTGCTCAAGATGGCTCGGGACCGCATGGCGCCGAGCAGGAGTTAATCGCTGAAGTCAGGCCAGGGAGTTCGTCATGGCAGACGTACCGTTGGATTTGACAGCCTATTCGAACGTCCTGAAGGACGTGTACGAAGTGGGGATCGCGGAAGCGGTCAACCACTGTCACTACTTCATGGACCGCATCAAGAAGAACGTCGAGGACATCGATTTCGTTGGCAAGCAGGCCATCATCCCGGTGGAGTATGCGGACAACGAAGGGTTCGCGTTCCGGTCAATCGCGACCGAACCGGCCTTGCCTGTGGCGGGAGTGCCCAAGTGGACGCAGTCCAAGACGCCGATCCGTGGATGCTACGGTGTCCTGCGGATCGACTCTCCGACCATCAAGGCCAGCCGGAGCGATAAGGGCGCCTTCGCAAAGGGCCTGGACACGCTCGTCCGCAACCTCAAGAACGGGATCGCGCGGGACATGAACCGCATCCTGCTCGGCGATGGTTACGGCATGCTCTCGCTCGGGGGCACGACCTCCGGTTCCACCACGATCAACCTGGCGACGTTTCCGGGCGTGAAGTGGATCCGCAACGGCATGCTGGTGGACATCCGCACGCTCACCACGGGCGCGATTGTCACCAACGGGAGCGCGGCGCTGGTGTCGGCTCGTAGCGCGAGCGGCAACACGTTCGTGGTCCCCGCGGCCGTCTCCTGCACCGTGCTGGAAGGCATCTTCCGGGCGGGTGCGCTGGGTGTGGAGATGATGGGCATCAAGGGAATCATCAACAACGCGGATCCCGCAGGCGGAGACTTGCAGGGAATCGACCGCATGAGCTACCCCGAGTGGCAGTCGTACGTGTTCGATAACCCCCTGGGAACCGGGGGAACCGACCGGGCGATTTCGTTGCGTCTCATGGATCAGGCGTGTGACAAGGCGGAGCTGGAGAACGGCGGGCACGTGTCGATCATCGTCACGACCCCGGCCATTCGCAGGAACTACACGAATCTGCTGATCGCGGATCGGCGGTTCGTCAAGGATCTCAAGCTGGACGGTGGGCATACTGGCGTGGCGTACAGCCACAGCCACGAGATCCCCATCATGGCCGACCCGGACTGCTACAAGGGACACATGTACTTTGTGGACGAGTCCACGCTGAACCGCTACGTCATGGCCGACTGGGGCTGGCTCGATGAGGGCACGGGCATCCTGAAGTGGAACAGCGGGTATGCGAGCTTCACGGCGGTCATGGAGGCCTACATGGAGATTGGCTGTTCGAACCCGAGCCGCAACACCGTCATCAAGGACATCGACGAGACCGAGGTATAGTTCAACCAGGGCGGTTGAACGCAAAGATCCCGTAGGGGGAGGGAGAGCTTAACGGCCTCCCTCCCCCGAGGGGGACAAACAGGAAGGGGAGATCATGAGTCTCAACAAGAGGAAGGTTTTCAGGAGTCCGATCTTCTGGATCGGGCTTGCGTGTCTGTTGGTTCCGACCTTGTGGCCGGTTGCGGATAGCGCCTTCGCGCTGATTTTCGACCGCAACATATCGTCCAGCGCGAACATCCTGCCATCGAAGATCATGGGTGGATCCGGCGGGTTCGGGGGTGGCAAGACGTTCTACGTGAACGCACTGGCCTCCCGAGCGCAGAACTTCCCGTCCGATTCGACTTTCGCAACGATTCAGCTCGCGCTGAACGCCTGCGTGACGGATCGCGGCGATGTGGTTCTGGTGGCTCCGGCCAGTTATGCCATCACGGTTCCGCTCACCATGACGAAGGACAACGTGAAGCTCATGGCGCTGGACCAGCCAGCGGCAGGAAGCCAGAACGTCTACATCACCACTACCGATGCGGCGAGTTCCGCCACGGATCTGATTCAGATCGATGCCAACGACATCGTGGTATCGGGTCTGAAATTCACTCCGGGGAACGACTGCGTGAACGCCATCGATATCGCGGACACGTCCGTCAGCGACAACATCCTCATCTACAACTGTCGGTTCGCCATGACAGGTAGCGCGGCCAGTAGCATCGGCGTGAGGATCGGAGACGCCACGGCGGCGGCCACCAGGGGGTCCCATACCGTTGTGCGGGGTTGTCAGTTTGAGGGCTGTAAGGGCTATGCGGCGCAGATCAACGCGCCGTTCGCGCGCATCAGCGAGTGCTATGCGAACCTCGCGGCCGCGACGACCGGCTTCGCCACGGGCGATCCGGGCGCGGATGTCGAGATGTACGGGTACTTCGAGATCGACCACAACATCGTGACCGGCAACACCAATGCGTCCAATGAGCCGTTCTTCACGGCTCTGGGTGTGGAGTCCCACACCGGCATCGGGGTGATCCACGACAATCTCATCCACGGTGCGAAGGGCACGGACGACATCCATCCAGAGATGTGGATCAACAACTACCTCGGTAACGAGGCGGGCGGCGCTCTCTACGACCCGAAGACCTAGGAGTACTGACATGGCTGTGTATAAGCCGGACCGGCATTTCGTCAGGCTTATGCGGGAGATTGACCCCAAGCTGGAGGCTCGCTGGAGCGCGAGCCTCCAGCGATGGGTTATCTACCGCCGTGTGCGTGATACCGGGCATGCGGTATGCGAAGACGGGACCAAGGTGGGATACCTGAAGGACAGGTTCGCGGAGATCATGGTGGTGAAGAACGACGACGGTTCCTACCGGCCTCTGGATGAGCGCACGATCCGGGAACTGCGGTACTGCGATGCCTGGCGACTGAGACGGCCGGGATACGAGATCGAACGCCGCATTGACCTTGCAAACGAGAAGGTCAAGGAGAACCAGGAAAAGAAGATGGATGAACTCAACCTTGAGGGTTCCAAAACCCTCTGGGATAGGGTCCACGAAAAGAAGTTCGTGGACTTGGGAGCGACAGCATGAGAAACGTGAGACGGTTTTTGAAACACCCGGCCTTCTGGTTCGTGCTTGTTTTCCTCCTGATCCCGGTGCTGTGGCATACGGCTGACACCGCATTTGCCCAGCTCTCGAATCAGTACTACAACAACCGCATGGGCGCGGACCAGTGGGGGAACTACGGCGCGAACTTCGTTCTGAAGTCGCTTGCCGCCGCCACGACCGGGACCGTGATGGCCAGGCCCTCCACGACCTCGAAGAAGCTCGTGATCGAGAAGATCATCGCTTCGGCGGATGCCGAGGTGAACCTTTACTTCTCATCGGGCGCGACAACCAGTGTCCTGACTCTGCCGACCATCTATGTGGCCGAACGGGGCGGGATCGTGTGCGAACCCTACATCGCCCTGCCAGCCGGAGCAACCTTCTGGGTCATTCAGCCGAACACGGCGCACTACTCGGTGTGGATGCGCTATCGAGAGATCCCGTAAGGGCTTGGAATAGGGCCGAATCGGGGCGGAAACAGGGGCAGGACGCGATTCCGGCGGGTGGATGCCCTCCGGGTGGGGGTTTCACGTGAAACGCTACTGGAAGCAAATCTCGGGCGCCACGCTCGTGGCGGTCGGTGTCATCCTCGGGGTGGTGTTCCAATCCGATTCCGGGGGGATCTATGATGTAATCGTGCCGCCCCCGGAAGGCGTGGTCTACGTTGACGCCAACGCCACCGACCGGGTCAATCCGGGCGGCAAGACCGTCACGCGCACGATTCAGAACAGCCAGAACTACCTGGCCGTGGCGGAAGACGGCACATCGGCCTGGCAGAGAACAAATACCGTCATCCAGCCTTCGCCGATCTCCGGGTGGGACTACGGGGTCAAGCGTGCGCCCTACCGAATCGGGTTCAAGCGCAACGGCACGGTGTCGATCTGGAATCAGGGATCCCGATACCAGTTTCAGGCCGTCCGGGTGGGGTATTTCACGCCCGGTGTAGCGGATTTCGTGCCCCTGACGGCGGCGAACTCGCCCACCCCCACAGTTGAAAATTGCGCAATCGTGTGGGAGAACTACTTCCCCGCCATTGACCAGATCGGGATTGTCGATGGAGGACACTATAAAGAGAACTTCCTGATCAAGGCGGCCGCGAGGTCTTGGCTTGCCTCGAATCCACCCGCAAACCCGGCTGGTGATTATTTCACCATCGTGTTCGAGGCGGATTGGGGGGAAGTCAATCGCACCACCACGACCGGCACGATAAACGACAGCGAAGGGTACGAGATCGGATTCAAGGACACGGACGGCAACATCCTGGAATCGTTCCCCATGACGGAAGCGTATTCCGTGAACGCACCCGATACGACCATCCGGGTGCGGCACAAGCTCGTCCGCAAGGGACTGAAGAACTACATCCTCACGGGTGTGAAGTATGCCGACCTGATGGCGCTTCCCGCGGGGAACATCATCCTCGACCCGACGGTCATTCTTCAGCAGGGCGTCACGCCAGCCGCGACCTACACGGGGTGTGAGGACAACTACATGCGGGGGTCATTACACGCCGACAAGAACTACGGCACTGCGGCAACCGCTCTCTTGGGTGATGCTGGCGGGGCTACAAACATCAGGATTTTAATCCGGTTCAACAAGGGCTTTTTCGAGAACGTAACCATCACTTCCGCGATTTTGGGTCTCACCTGCACGGCTGAATCGTCTGCCGATGACTACGTCATCTACGCCTATGAACCGCTACAGAACTGGGTGGCGGGAACCAGCAACGGCGCGGCGGCAACCGGTGAAACTACGTATAACAACGTCAACCATTCTTATCGCGCGTGGAACACCGCCGGGTGTAGCGCCACCAGCGATTCTGCCGACCAGGATTCGACTTCAGACAGAAAGCTGACTGCCGTGGGTTCTGTCGCGATAACGGGCGTGGGAACATTCAGCATAGACGTGACTGCCTCTTTTTTGCGTTACATGGCAGGCGGGGTAAACGCCAACAACTACGGCTGGATAATTGTCAATCCGGACGGAGAGACGAATGACCGCACCAAGACCATCTCGATGGCGAACACCGCCACAACGGCGAACCGTCCGACCCTGACGGTTATCTACACCTTGAAGTCGCTGACGAAGGCGAACAAGCTGGAGTTCGGTGCAACGGGAAACGAGTTCCTGATTGCTCCCAACCGCGTGAAGACCTACACGGATGGCGGGACGAAGAACCGGGTCCTGACCGCCGAGATAGGCGGCACGGCGTCCATCGTGGAAAGCGTTTCTGCATACACGATCACGCAGACCAGCACGAATGTTGCCTACTTCAGGACAACGGATTCGCAGTCCTACAACACGCCGTGCATGTTGGGGGGTATCATTTCCGTTGCTTCCGTGGGGGCCTCCGGCGGGCGTGTGCTGAGCGTGCATTCGGTTGACTGGGATATGCGAACGCCAGCGGCGGCCAGTGTCGCAGACCAGAAAATCGATCTGTATTTCATGGCAGATGGCACGGTTTCCTGCCAGTACTACGGCACCGATGCGGCATGGCACTACTGGAAGGGTTCCACGATGGCGTGGACCACTACCGCGACAGACCGCATGGGAACCTGGACGGCGGCAACGCCGTACTGTGTCTACATTCAAAACGACGGCACGAACTACATCATGGGGTTTCGGGATGCCGCGTGTGTGGATTTCACCGGTTCTCCCGCCACGATAGCGCAGGCATCCGTGAATGACGCTACCAGCCGGGACTACTACGTCTTGGGGCATGAATGCACGGACGCCCTGACGTTCACGAACATGACCGTCTCGTCGATCCACATGTTCAAGGCGTACGCCAATGGACATGTAAACGGCTGGGCGACATTCGGCATAGACACTGGATCGGCAGTCAGGATGGACGACAAGTTATACATGAAGTATGGGACAGGGGATGCGCCTCTACTATACACACCACTTCTTGCAGTTGGGGACAAGTGGTATGCGGAAGCCAAGGTATATCCCGTTACGGGTGCAACGCGATACGGCATGACCGTCGTGAGTTCTGACTTTGACTTCTACGCCGACACAACGGACGAGTATGACGGGGATTCCAAAATCTGCATTGACTTCGCGGGATCCGGTGATGCCGGGTTCGTGAAGTTGATTTACATCAATGGCGCAGGAGATGATTTTTTCTTCACCTCTGCCGGGGCCTGGCAGGCATCATCCGCACAATGGGGATCCGTCCCGGGTAATAACTGGTACACGATCTGGATAGAATACGACGGCGCGACATTCACGTTCGGGGCAAAAAATGCCTCGGGTGTTGCGTTGGGACCGTCTGCTTCCATTGCGGAAACCTCTTGCCGGGACACCACCAAAGACCACTACATCTATCTTGGAAAACTGGACGATGGTGCGGGAAGCGGGACGTTCAGGGTGGATTACTGGACGGTCTACTACGCAAAGGCGTTGGTGGGGATCAACCTCATGGGGATGGGATTCTAATGCTACCATCGGAGATGCTGACGGCCTTGCGGCAGAACATCGGGGAATCCGTGGAGGGCAACTGGCTCGACACGGAACTGCAAGGGCACCTGAACCGCGCTCAGGACTGGCTGGCGCGGCTGATCATGACCATCGATAACCAGATGTTCCGCGCGACCCACACGTTCTCGCTCGTGGCCGGGCAGGAGCTTTACAAGCTCCCTCCGCGGTGCGGTTCCGTGGCGTTCGTGGAATACACCAACGGGGGCGTGACGGAGAAGATGCAGAAGGCGGTGGAGATGCATCGCTCCACCTACGATGACTTTGGCGTGCTGTCGTACTACCTCCGGGGCCGGTATATCGGGATCTTGCCGGTTGCGGACTCCTCGCTGGCGAATGCTGTGACGGTGCACTACCAGGAACGGTTGCCGGTCATGCACAGCGGGGAGATGCAGAGCGCAACAACTCTGGATACCACAGCCAGCCAGGAGAACGACTACTACAACGGCTCAGAGATCGTCCTGACGGGCGGGGCGGGTGTCGATGGCGACCGCGCGATGATCTCGGACTACGTGGGTTCGACCCGCACGATCACGCTCGACTCCTCCGGGTGGGCGCAGGGTTCCACCCCGGACACCACATCGGACTACGAGATCGTGTGCAAGATACCCGAGGAGTACCATGAACTCATCATCTTGCGAGCGACCGTCAACGCGCTCGCGAAGGACGAGGATCAGGCCGTGCGGTTCCGCACGCTCTACAAGGACTCCGTGGAGGGCCTGCTGGCGACCTACGGGCAGGACAGCGAGCCGGAGTTCGTGAAGGACTACATGTAAGATGCCACCGCTCTCCGATTATAGCCGGACACAGCGGTTATCGCTGTTCCGCAACATTGATGGCCTGAACACCAAGGCCGCGCCCGATATGGTGGGGCCGGGGAGTCTCATCGGTGTGGACATGGCGAAGATGAATCGCCGCGGAGCGCTGTCCACGGTGGATGGCTGGCAGAGGCAGTTTTTGACACCCCCGAATCAGTACTCGCTTCTGCTGGATGAAGGATCGAGCATATCATTCCCGAACCTGAGTAGGTACGGAGAAAATCCGCGCTTCACGGTAGAGATTACCGTGATGATCCCGAAAATGGGAGACGAGGGTGGACGGATGTACTGGCTCAACAATTCCGAAGGGACCGGGTATCCAATCATCGCGATCAGCTATCTCGCTTCTGGAATTATCCATTTTCGCCTGAGAAACAGTACCGTCGGAGGAACCAACTGCGACTACTACTCGGTTCGCGCAATCGATTCCGCACACCAGTATCATATCGCTGTTTCTTGGGAGGTTGACATCGCGACCGGGTGCAAGTTCTATATAACCCGGAAGGGAGAGTCGGCAGTCCTGGACGTTGCGAGTACAACGGAAGGACACGACAGCATGAAAAACAGCGAGACGACTCTCCATGTCGGTTTTGACAGCAACGTGGATCCGATCTACGTAAAAGAAGCAAGGTATTGGAACACGATCAGGACGGCGGAACAGATTGCGCTGTATGCCAATGTTGCGCTCGACCCAGACGAAATATCCAGATCGGGTGGAGACCTGATCCACTACGCGCCCCTGAACGAATCGACCGGCACTACAATCGCGGATGAATCCATCAATAATTATATGGCCGGAGAACATGGCGTGCTCAACCTTCGGGAGGCCGACAGCCTCGTAAAGGGAGGTGTTCGCGCCGCCGATACGTTGGGGACAACGTGGTTTGAATATGGCGCGAACGATTCAAGATATTCCATAACGACCGACTGGGAGTTCGAGGGATCGATAAATCTAAACGACTACGATTCCGGCGTCGATCAGGTCATCCGCGAGAGACCGTCTTCCCACGGGTACGAACACAAGATATATATAGACTACGCGACGAAACTGTTGACGATTCGGTTCAACCTGAACAATTCGCCAACCTTCTCGGCAGTCTCGCTGGCCGGGGGCGTGAGAATTGTCCCAGGAAAAACATTCCACTGGTCGTTCAAGCGTAACGGCACTTCCTTGAAATGCACCATTATCGAGGAAGGGGAGGACGCGGTAACGACATCTGCCACGATAGCGGCAACCGCGAATGAACCTGGACTTGTAAACACGCTGGTATTCTTTGCCCTTGCCGGTGCGACCCGATGGCTAGACGCCGTTGTGGATGAGTTAAGAGCGTGGAAGGGAGCAAGCCGTAGCGATGCCGAGACGGTAGCAAATCTTGGAAGGAAGCTTCCTTACAATCGCAGAACCGGACTGGTGGGGTATATAAACTTTGACGGAGGGGAGCAGTATATCTCGGGTAGTTACCGGACTGACGGGAACGACTATTCGTTCAAGGGAAACAGCGGAACTATTTCAGGACTATACACCAGGGCGACATCCACGATCCGCACGATAGGCGGGAACTTCTTCCGGCCCGAGGGATCCGAAGACGAGTACGTTATCTTCGCCATCGCCGAGACGGCCAGCAACGGTATCATGCTCGGATACAAGCTCTACCGCCTCATCGACGTTGGGATGGTGGCGACCAATCTAGGGTACGCGGAACCATTTTACTACTCGTTGCTCTACGAGGATGGATTGATCCCGGTGTTCGCAAACGCTCCAAACGCTTTCTATTTTTCTGACGGGGTGAATCAGAATCGCAGGTTCCAGAACGATATCCTGCATCTTGTCGGGATCAAGCCTCCCGCGACAGATATTCTGGCTAACGTAGATGTTTCGGGAACATTGCCGAATGGCACATGGAAGTTCCTTGTCACCTTCAGCGATCCCCTGAACGGAGTGGAATCAAACGCCGGGCCGGAAACCACCGAGGTAACAACCGACTCGACGAATCACACAGTATACCTAGACAACATTCCGCTGAGCGTAACGGATCCTCTGGTAAAAAAGCGGAATCTTTACCGTGCCTACAACTCCGGTGCCGGGTACGGAGCTTTCCAGTTCGTTGAAGAGCTGGACAATCACATTTCAGGGTACACCTTCGACAAAGACGAGAACGACGCCGTGGACGTAACCCGAATCGCCCCTACCGACCACGACATTCCCCCGAGGACGCGGTTCGTGGTCTACAAGGAAGGGATCATCTACGCCGGGGGCCGGTGTCTCTACCGGGCCGGGGACATATCGGGCGTGACGGTGGACGAGGAGCATCCGAGTTGGCTGTTCCTGTCGAAGCCCTACAGCATCACCGACCCCGGCGCGATGGACTACTATCCCGCCGATTCAAACTACCTGGAGTTCAATGTCGGGGAGAATGACGAGATCACCGGGGCATTCGAGCACCAGGACGTGATCTTCGCGTGCTGTAACAACGGCATGTATCTGGCGCAGGGGAGTTACCTCAGCGACATCGAAACGGACTTCTCGATCAGCCGACTCCATGACAGGGCCGGGGTTGGCGGTCAGGGCGGGATCGTCAAGACCGATAAGGGTGTGTTCCTGCTCGGGCAGAACGGGTTGTTCCACGTCTGGGGCACCACCGTGCGGGAGATCGGGCGCACGATGATCGAGCCGACCTTGCAGACGTACGTGAACGCCAGCTACACCGACCGGATCGTGGGCGTGTGGGCGGAACCGAAGGCCGAGGTGTGGTTCGCGACCGGGCCAGCGGGGACCAACACGGCGTTGATCGTCATTGACCTATCCTCCGGGAGCATTGCGTTTCTGACCCGATCCCGTTCGGTATCGGCGTTGTGGCGGAAGGACACGAATGGCGACGTGTATTCTGGCGACTACACGGGCCACGTCATGCTGGATGGCCATGGCGATTCGGCGGGAAGCCCGGAATTGCAGAACAGCGGCACAGCAAACGCCGGAGCGGGAAGCCATCAGGCGAACAGCTTGAAGGATCTCGGCCAGTCGATGACGGTGAACAGTTGCGCGGGATTGCCGATCATGGTCGTCCACGCCAACGGCAACGTGGAAAACAGGACGGTGCTGTCCAATACTGCCACCGAGTTCACGGTGAGTTCAAACTGGACGGCCGCCATCGTGGACGGCGACCGGTATTTCGTAGCGCCTCTGGACTTCTACTTCGATACCCCGTGGTTCGCCATGGGGATGCCGACGCACAGCAAGCGCGTCATGTGGGTGTACCTGCATCTGAATCCGACGGTGAGCACCTACGGGGGCGTGCTCTATGTGGATCACTACGTTGACTTCTCATCATCGGCCTTCGCGACCTACAAGGTGGACTTGATCGCGCAGAAGCTCGTGCGGATCGGCATCACGAACAGCAAGCGCGGGAACCACCATCGGTTCCGCATTGGCATGAAGGCATCCGGTCTGCCCGTGGACGTGAACGGCGTGGACATTGACTACACGTTTGGCAGGAGACGGTGATGGAAGACGTGCAGGAATACCGGACGCTGCTGGTTCCCGAGAAGGCGGATAAGTTGGACGAACTGGACAGGAAGACGCCCGGAGTAGCGCCGGGCAAGATTCCGATAGGGCCGGGGTGTTACTTGCTCTACAATACCAAGACGGCAAAGTGCGAACTGTGGGTCAGGAACGTGAAGCAAACGCAGTGGCCCACATGAGGAGGGGAACATGACAGGCGCGGAAATCTACTTGCTCTCCGCGGTGGGCGGGATGATCTATCAGGGGTTCGCGGAGGCTTCAGCCAAGCGCGAGCGCGAGAGGCTTTACGGGGAAGCGGAGCAACAGTATGAGACCCTGCTACCCACGCTTGTGCAGGGCGCGGAGAGCCGTCTGGGCACGATGTACCGGGGTCTGGAGGAGCGTCAGCAGGGCGCCTACGCGGCCCGCGGGCTTGGGCGGTCAGGCGCCGCGGCATCTGCCGAGAGGCGGCTTGGAACCGAGGAGGCCCGGACCCGGCTGGAGGCCGAGGCGGACATCCGCGCGCGGATAGCCAAGAATCTCGCGGACATCAAGATGGGCCGGGCGAGCATGATCGGCCCCACCACCTTCGGATCGGAAATAGCGGGTCTGGGGGCCACCATGCTGGCTGGCGGGTCGGAGTACGGGAGCCTGTTTGGGACACCACGGCAAGCCGCCGCGGGCGTTACCGATGGTGAGTCCCCGAGTTACGAGGAGATCATCCGTAGACGTGCGGAGAAAGGGGGCGGGGAATAATGGCTGGCTACACCTACAAGGACTTCCCGAGTTCGGCTGGTCTGGGAGAGTTCCGGCGCGCGCTCACGGATGAGATGATGCGGCAGTCGGAGCGCAGGCACCGCGCGGAGCAGGAACAGGCGGGGGAGAAACGCTACGGGGAGCAATTCGAGTACCAGAAGGGGCAGGACGCATGGCGTAGGGGAATCGAGGAGGAACGCTTGCGGATTGCCAAGGCCGCCTCGGAAAAGACCAAAGGAGAGCAAGAACAGGAGAGCAAGAACAGACTCGCCTTGACTCTGCAACAGACCATCTATGCGGACAAGGCAGTTGAGGCATCCCTTTCGGAATTATCCAATCCGAGCCTGTCTCCACTTAAGGGCAAGACCCGCGCGGCAGGAGAGGACATTATCAGAAAGATGGTGAGGATTCATGTGGCGGGCGGGACTTTCTACGGTCAGTTCCCACAGGAATCGGAAGCGGCCATGTTCAACTACATGATGAGTTGGGGTGGAGTCCAGAAAATACTCGGGGCCGAGGAGGAGAAGGTGGCGAAAACCACCGCGGAATCCAAGAAAACCGGTGCGGAGGAGGCATTACGTTACGGCACGGCTGGCGTCCATCCCCCGACAGAGCCGATTCCTGGGCAAGCGATAGTGGGCGAGGTCGGGCCGGAGTATCAGGCGAGATTGAGGGCCATGACACCGGAGCAACGCGCAAAGGAAATTGCAGACCAGATCTATCAGCCGAAAGGAGAAATGGAGAAGGCGTACAGGGGCACGGAAAGCATGTTCGCTGAACAGGTGACACGCGCCCGCAGGGGCGAATCTCCCGCGGCCTTGCCGGGTGCGCCCGGCATCCCCGCCGGATACGGACAGGCGGCGAAGGACATCATGTCCAAGGCGAAGTCCGCTGGCGGGGACCTCAAGAAGGTGCTGGAACCCCGCGACTACGAGACCCTGAAGATCATGCTGGCAGACCAGTACCCGGGAAGAGATGTTGAGGTCATGATCCGCGATGGGGTCAGGGCCTCCTCGCCGGGCATTGTAGAGGCGATTGCTCGTGCGCTCTTTGAGGTTGACCGCGTGACGAGGTAGTATGGCGTCAAGCACGATATCACCGCTTGGGGGCACAAAGGGCATCCGGGGGACCCGCGGACTCCCGATGGCCAAGGTGCCAAAGCTGGTCGGGACCCCGAATCCATCCACGTGGTCCAAGATTCTCGACAACCTGAACCGGCTCGGGTATGGATCCAACGCGGTCATTCAGGACATCGTGGAAGGACGGGTGGATCGCCCGAAGTTCGAAGCCTGGTGGAAGGGTGTCACGCTACAGGAGAAGACGCTCGGGACCGACATCCTTACGGCCGCCGGGTGGGACCCTGACAGCCGGTTGGGGCAGATTGCCAAGACGGTTTCCGGGCTGGGGATCGATATCGCGGCAGACCCGACCACATGGGTCGGGACGGGCGTGACGAACTTCGGGAAGCTATCGAAAATCTTCTCCGGCGCTCGCAAGCTGGAGGGTGGTGTCAAGGCCCTGAAGGGCGGCAAGTACTGGCCTGCGATTGAAACTGCCATGGCGGCGAAGAAGAAACTGTCCCTGGGGCCTACGCTGGCCGAACGCGCGGCGCGGCGCCAGTGGGCGCTTATCACGATGTTCGGGCATCCCGTAACGACCCGCAAGGTTGATGTGGCGGTCGCCAAGGCGTTGGGCGTTGCGGGCACTTGGGCATCCCACACCGCGATGGGGAACTTCGCTCGCAGGCTATTCACCACCAAGACCGGGAACCCCAGACTCGACCGCCTGATCCTCCATATGGAGCGCGGAAAGAGCTACGGTAGCGCGGCCGTCGTGTCGGATGTGGCGGAGATCGCTAAGTCCGGGATAAAGTTGTCGAAGACGCAGATCGACGACGTGGTGAAGCTCCTGGACAAGAAGTACCGCACCGCAGTGGCGACCGAACTGGAATCCAAGGTATTGCAGAAGGCCACCTTCAAGGAGATGGTGCCGATCGCCAAGACCGTTGTGGTGGAGTTGAAGAAGCTACGATATGCCCTGGGCCAGACCGTTGGAGAGGGTTGGCGCAAGGTTCTCGACGACTTTCTCCCGCACGACCCCGGTGTTGCCAAAGCGTTGGCGTTGAAGGGCAAGGAGCACATCGGGGTCATCATCGAGGACCTCCTGAAGGGCAAGCGCGGGTACGGGAAGAAGGCCGGTCTGCCGTTGCACCGGGCGTTATTCGATGCCGTGGCCCAACAGACCCATGGAGTGCCGACCAGCGAGATGCTGGACAAGCGCATCCTGGGATTGAAACAGGTTCGTTTGGCGATGGACAAGGCCCAGGATGAGGCGACAGAGGACTTCCTGCGGCAAGCACGAGCGCGACTTGAGTCTGGTGCCGAAGTGCCGGGGGTTCAGCGGGACCTTGTGGACCGGGCATTGAACGGAGACCGTACAGGCCCCGCGGGAGAGCTGTGGAGGCAGGCCCGGGAGATCGCGTTCGACATGCCTGCCACGGAGAGTATTGCGGATCCCGCCATGCAGGGCCTCGGGAACCTCGCGCGGGCCATCGGGGAAGAAACGCGCCCAATAGGCATAAAACAGATGGGCAAACTCGCGGAAACAGAGGTGCAGTCCGCGAGGCAGTTGCGGCGTGAAATCCTGAACTCCATTGATTCGGTGGCGACCGAACTGGAGCGCAGTCCGCAGTTTGAGGCCCGGATACAGGAGACGCTGGCGAAGATCGGCGACCGCATGACGCCCGAACTGGCGACGGAGATCCGCGGGGAGGCGGCCAAGCTGGTCAACGCGGCGGCGGAGGAGCAGACCGTCATCATCCGGGAAATGCTTGCCAATCCAGCCGTGCGATACCAGCGCGGCGCCCGAATCGCCAATCGCATGGAAGCCAGCATCGCGGACATCCGCAAGATCCGCGGAGAGCTAGAATCCGCTGTCCCGGCAGTCGAGTGGGTGAAGCAGGAGACCGAGAGGATCGTCACGAGGAAGATGGAAAAAATCCTTGTCGGAGCGGATCCAAACGCGAAGCGCATGGTGGAGTTGTTCTCCGCTGGCATGAAGAAGTTCTGGGAGCAGGAGGAGGCCTTGGGACTGATCAAGAACCAGGTTGAGAGCTACTTCCCGCACATCCTGCACCCGGACATGCAGAAGCTGATCATCACGACCGTCAAGGAGAATCCCGTCTACCGCAAGGTCTGGGACTCCTACCTCAAAAACAGCCTGTCGAGGAAGTTCACGGATCTCGACGTATTCACGATCAACGAGATGCTTCGGAAGGGTGATTTGGCTCCCGAGGGGTTCAAGGCGATTTTCAAGGACCAGACGTTCATCGAGAAGGCCATGAAGATCCAGCCTGAGGAGGCGGAGTTCTTCATCACCAACCCTCTGGTGGCCTACATGGTCCGGGGCGAGCGAAGCGTGAAGGCCGTGGCGGCACAGCGTTTCAAGAACACCGTCATGCAACTGGAGCGTCAGGGAGGATTCTCCAAGAAGATCCTGAGCGCCAACGATGACGCGGCGATCCGCATCGCGGTTGCCGAGAATCCCGGGTGCATGGCGTATCTGGTGAGGACGGATCTGGAGGACTTGAACTTACCCGCCAAGCTGGTTCACGACATCGAGAATGGCGGGCAGTTCACGCTATTCGATCCCGAGGACATCAAGGAGATAACGAAACTGAACCCGAAGGCCAAGAAGCTCACGGCCTTTGTCATGCCGGAAGAGGTGATCCAGGAACTGAACCGCGTCATGCCGGTATCGATCAACCGCAGTGAATACCGGGAGTTCGTGAAGATAAGCCTGTGGCTGAACAGCCGCTTCAAGGCTTGGACGCTGGGAATCTTCCCGGCCTATCACCTTCGTAACATGATGGGAAACGTGTGGCTGTCATGGCTGGGAGGTCTCAAAAACCCCGCCCGATACGGTCAGGCATGGGATCTCCAGAAGGCCGCGAATAAGTGGATGCGCACCGGAGACAAGACGGCCCTGCGGGCCTTGCGGTACGTGAACGAGGCGACCGGGCAGGTCATGGACGGCTTTGAGGCGTTCGATGCCGTGCGCCGGTATTCGGTCTACAACTCCGGTCAGTACGCCTCCGATATGGCAATGACGGCGATGGACATGATGAAGCCCAAGGGATTCGTGCACAGGATCAAGGGCGTGCCGGTAGCGCCGATCCTCGATCCCGGGAGCAGTCAGGTGATCGCCTGGGGCCAGAAGGCAGGGTCTCTGGTGGAGAACAATGCCCGGCTTGCGCTGTTCATCGACCAGTGGACAAAGGGTGCGAACATCGAGGATGCCGCCGACCACGTGGCGAAGTACCTGTTCGACTACAACAACATCTCGAACGCCATGAAGACGGCGCGACAGCACTTTGTGCCGTTCGTGACCTGGTATATCAACAACGTCCCGCTCGAGATCGCCGAGATGGTTCAGCATCCCGGCAAGTTCCTGTGGCTGGAGAAGGCCCGGCAGGAAATCATGTCCGGCAAGCGTCCAGTCCCGGATGAGCTGATGCCCGAGTACGTGTCCGAGAACTGGGGTTTCCAGTACTCGCGCAAGGGCAACCGCGTGAAGTACCTGCTGATCGGTTCCTGGCTTCCGGCTGGAGACCTGCCGCGTCTTGCCGCGGCGGCTTCCTCTCCGGAGAACATGGCGTCCTATATCGCCTCGTTCGCTTCACCGTTCTTGCGTGAGCCGATGGAGCAGTTGATCAACAAGGACCTGTATTTCAAGACCCAGATCGAGCGTTACAAGGGCGAGAAAGCCGTTGTGGGGCCGTTCGTGATGAGCAAACGTTCCGCGCACATCCTCCGGAATATCCGCCTGATAAACGAACTCGACCGTTTGAATCCGGGTGGCTACATGACGTGGATCGGCGTCAAGACAGGGGCCTTACCGGCATCGGCCTTGACGGCTGGCCGTCCGCACAAGATTGAGCTGGACACCGCGGAGAAGTGGGCGAAGTTGCTTGGTGTAAAGCCCGCCATTGTGGACATCGAGCAGAGGAAGCGCATCCGCGAGATCGAGATAGGCAAGAACCTCGGGATGTTGCGTGCCGCGCTGTCGAAGGTGCGGGAGGGCGGGCTGGCGCAGGAAGGCAGGGATATCGAGAAGGCAATCAAGGAGCAGGAGTCCGAACTCGGAGTAGTAAGGGAGTACCGGTAACATGGATCCACGGGAATGGCCGCCGCAGGAGTTTCAGGCCCGCGCGTGGGAGAAGTTGGAGACCATCGAGGGAGCGCTCGCGGAGGGCCGGAAGGAGATCGAAACCCACACGCGAATTCTGTCGGAGCACTGGCTGTGGATCAAAGTCTGCCTTTACGTTCTGGCCGGTCTGTTGGGCGGTGGTGGGATCATCACCGCGGTGGCGTCCATGATGGCGAAGGTGGCGGTAGCGAAATGAGAAACTGCCGGAACGGGTTCAGCGTGAGCGAGCATTTCTACGGCTACGAGTTGGAGTGTCACGGCGTGGACAATGGCTTCGCCTGCTGTGGCGGGTCGGTCATCGTAACGCCGAAGCTCGTGGATTCTCTGGAGTTAATCCGCGAGAGGGCAGAATCGGATCTCCTGCTTTCTGGCCGGGAAGCGCATGGACTACGGGTCAACAGGGGATTCAGTTGCGCCGCCTACAACAAGCACCTTGGCGGGCAATCTGACAGCCACCACCTGACGGGCAACGCGGCTGACCTGAATCCCGCAAGCATCGGATACGAGGATCCCGTGGAGTTTGCCGTGCTGTGCGTGAAGGTCGGGAACGAGCAGGGGGTCATCAAGGGCGTGGGGTGCTACCGCGCCGGGAGATACCAGGGGAAGTCCACATCCTTCGTTCACATCCAGGTTGAGGAGGCCCGGCGGGCATCCATGATGGTTGGAGTGGTGGGAATATGGGGGGACTTCCCGCAACTTCAGGACTACTACAAGCGCTACCCGGAACTCTACGGGATCTACGAGAACAGGGGGTAAAATGCACGGAGTCAGCAAGGCAATAACGGACTTCGCGGAACTGCTCCAGAGCATCGTGATGATGCTGACCTCGGTGTGCGCCGTCTTGGCGGGGTTCATGACCTATGCGAAGTGGTCTGCCTCCAAGAAGGATGACGCGATTGCGAAGAAGTTCGCGGTCGTGGCGGGGATTGTCGCGGAAGCGGTGGACTGGGTGGAGGAGCAGGACTACGTGCATGTGAAGATGAACAACGGCCAGAAGATACAGGTGAACAAGGCCAAGCTCGCACTGGAGCACGTCAAGGCGGAGTACGAACGGGCCTTCGGGGAGACCCTGCCGGAGTCGGAAGTGGAGGTCATGCGGGAGAAGATCGACGCCGTGGTGGGCGCGTACCGGAGGACGAAACGTGCCTGATAGAGTACTGCTTCCGGGCGACATCATCTGCACCCATACGGGGGGCCTCGTCCCTTGGCTTATCCGCCGTCTGAGCCGGTCGGAGTGGAGCCACGTCGCGCTCTACATCGGGGGCGGAGAGATGGTCGAGGCCCTCGGGGCGGGTGTGGTGCGCCGGTCTGTGCAGGCATACGAGGGACGGCGCCGGAGTCGCTACTGCATGGCGTGGAGGCCGGACTGCCCGGAGGAGGTCAAGGCGCGGGCCTGCCAGAACGCGGTCGAGGCTATCGGGTATAAATACGACTACTCGGCGATATGGGGGATCTGGCTGGCGATCTGGCAGTACAGGATCAACCGTCCGAACAAGAAGCAGGAATCCAGCCGTTTCTTTTGCAGTGAGCTGGTGGCTGTGGCATTTCACCAGGCTGGGCATGACCTGTTCAACATGAAGTCTGTGAACCTCCACAACGCCGCTCCCCAGGACTGCATAATGGGCGAGGGCGCGAGGGTGGCTGGATGGCCTGCAACATAAAAACAGGGCGGTAGTCAGTACTACTCGTCAAAGGGCGGAAATAACCTCCGCCCTTACTTTTTCCGGGGGTAAAAGGAAAGGGCGCCCGTAGGCGCCCCATCCCCTTCACATCCTTCTACAGCGGGAAGTTCATCCCCCTGCAAGCCTCACGGTTCTCCGGCAACTGGTCGGTCGGCAGGTGCTTCAGGAGCGCCACCGGCCCATCCTTCTTCCAGCACTTCGCGCACGCCGAGTCGTCATTCACTGTCGGATTGGCCTTGCAGGTGCCCGCCTTGGCCGTTTCCTTGACCGTAGGCGCGGTTTCGGGGGTAGACTGACCTTCCACCCTGGCTTCCTTCACACGCGCTTCCTGCGAGAGCTTAAAGGCTCCCCAGGCCCTTTCCACGGCCGCCGGGTCCCCTGCAATCTCGGGACTCAGGCCGTTGATGAACGCCATGAGGTTGTCCGTGCGTTCCTCCAGCTCCTCCAACTTCTGCCTCTGGACTTCCTTCCAGGAGGGGGTCCCGAAGGCCAGCTCGATCAGCCGGACCTTGATGCGCTTCTCCGCGGAACTGCTGGACGGCCACACCTTCGTCATGGTGGCCTCGACCTTCTCCATCGAGATCTGCCGTCGGTCTTCGCGTTCTTTCCACTCCGGACGGCCTTCGATGTTGAACATCCCCGTGCTGTCCCGGCTGGTATCCACGCCCATCTGGGTGCCCCCGAGGTTCAACGCCCGGAGGTGCGGCTCGAAGTCCGCGAAGGTGGGGTAGTCGAACTGCTTGCCCTGGATGGTATTCGTGCGGTCCTTGACCACGTGCGCCCGGTTGATGATGATCGCGCCCGCCTTGGCCCTCATGCCCTGCTTGGCCTTGCGGTCATGGGTCTCACGGATGCGCTCCAGTTCATCCACGTTCTGGGTCACACGCTCCATTTCTACAAGCAGGGACGGCTCGAACCCGAACTCCGTCTCGACTTTCATCTTCGTGCCGGTCTTGATGAGGTCTTTCGACCCATCCTCGTTGTAGTCGTAGTCGTACTCGAAGCCCGCGCGCCCGCAGACGATGATATGCAGGCGGGAGTTCACGAACGCATCGGTATACCGCGCCCATTCGCCCTTGACGATCTGCCAGTCCTGGAACTGCAACCGCGAGCGCCCGAGCTTCTTGCAGTAGGAGTCGCAGAGGTCCCGCCAGACGTGCGTGATCGAGTCCACGATCAGCACGGACGCACTGGCTTCTGCCTCCTTCACGACCGCCATCATGTCCTGGAAGGCCCGGCTCTTGACCGTGAGCAGTTCCAGACCAGCCTCCTTGACCTTGGGGATCATGAAGTCCGATCCGGTCTCGGTGTCCATGAACGCCACCGGCTTGCCCTGGGTCAGCTTCGCCAACCCGATGGCGATCTCCATCGCCGTCCAGGTCTTTCCGCTTCCGGGGAACCCCAAGATCCCGATCTTCGCATACGCCGTGCTACTCTCCGCCTTCTTCAAGAGTCCCATCATCCTCCTCCTTTTGGCTTTTCGCCAATGAACTTTGGCAGTTGCGCCGCAGTGGCCTTGCCCGCCTTGATCACGTCCATCCGAACTGCCGGATCCTGCAACCCGGCGCAGATAAAGAACTTGCTCGCCGATATCCTGATTATCACCCGGCCTTCTTTGTTCATGCTCGATCCGAACACCCGAATCCCGGGATTTACCTTGTTGAACGCCTTCTTGTAGCGGTCAATGACGTATCCCTTGACCTCTGCCGGGATACTGGAGGGACGCTGGATGTTCAGGATGCCTTCCTTGCGCTTCATGTATGCTTCCTTTTGGCCTTCAGATTCGACTTATGGTAGTCATGAACTCCGACGCCGCGCGGTTGATCAGGGACGCCATCGAAACGTACGCGCCCGTCCGCTTCGTCTCCGCCTTGGCGTGCCTCTGTATGCGCGACTTCAAATCTCTCGGGATCAGGATGATCACGGTCTCTCTAGGATTCTTCTTTGTTTTTTTCATAGCCATACTATATCACGCCTATAAAGGAATGTCAAGAGGAATCTTTTGATTTAGCCAATCTATCATATAAAACGACATTCACTGTTGCCGCCAAATTCATGCACCGTTTCGTTGGGATATAGACGACATCTCTAACCCATGATATTGTTTTTTCCCCAAGAGTTCCATCTTCTGGGCCAAAAATATAGAAGGCCCTCTCCGGGTGGGTGTATGATACAAGAGATCTTGCATTTGGCAGAAGTTCAACCGCTACAGGAACACAGTCTTTAGGAATTATTTCTTTCAAATCGTCTACTCTGAAAAATGGCATGTGTTTATAACTCTTAAAAGTATCCGTTCCATGATCGCCATATCTATTACCTGTTTGAGCCAAAAAGGCCGCACCATAAACATCACAAGCACGCAGGGCAGATCCTACGTTAGCAGGTGTCTTTGGACTTATCAATCCAACCGCGTAGTAACCTCTCATTTCTTCCCCCTTTCCGCGGACGTTAAGAGCGATCTCCATCTTCCGCCTCCTTCATCCGCGCGATCTCCGCCTCCATCTCCTTGATCTTTCCCTGCAACACGTGCCCGCACTCCTCCAAATCCTTGATCCGTCGTAGAGCGTCGGCATGGCACGTACCGCAATAGACGTAATCACCATCGCTTATGTTCTTCCCGCAATCGTCGCAGTTGCTATTAAGGCTCAGCATCTTACGCCTCCCATCTGCGCCATCCGCTTCTCGGCCAGCTTCCTGGAATTACTTCCCCTTCTTGTCCTCGCTGAGGTTGGTCAGCCAGTCTTTGGCGAGGTTGTAGATTTCTCCGCACTCACGCTTCAAGGTTTCACTGTTGGCGAGCTTGGGGATTATGATAATCGCGGCGGCCTCCTTGGTCGTGGGTGTCAATATGCCCAAGATGATCATGACGAACCCGATAACAGCCACTTTCTTGGAGACCCTGATCCATTTATTAGCATTCTCGACGTTCGTGCCAATAAAGGCTGTGATTCCACCAATGAAAGTAGCAATTCCGGCTGTCAACAGAAACGTTTGAATCCCCCCTAACCGTGTCAACCAGTAGATCGTCCAACCGCTGATACTCATCTTGTTCTCCTTTGCTTCTCGGCCAGCTTCCCTGTTCCCAACTTCCAGCCTTACTTGTGGCTTGGATAGTTTTCCAGATCCGCCTTGAGGGTAATCACCGGGCGGACGGACGCATCACGGAACGTCCGCACGTGCTTTGCGAATAGCCACCAGTCCACCTGCGCCTCCATGCCCGCATCGTAGTTCAGCTTCCCAACCTTGATCGCGTCCACCCCGATCTCCGCCGACTTGCGGATTACCTCCAGAGCCTGCTCCGGGTATATCACCGGCTCTACGCTCACCCACGTGTAGAGGCCCAACGCCTTGGCCGCACGCAACGCCTCGAACCGTTCTTCGATGGGCACCGCGCCCGGCTCCCACTTTTCCCGATCTGATTCGGAGGTTAGGGAGATTGTCACCCCAAATTCCGCGCGGTACTTAAAGAGGTAATCAGCATCCCACCTCAACGCCAGCTTGGGGTTTTTCGTCAGGATTACCGGGATCATCCCCGCCTCGCCCAACATTTGCAACGCATCCCCCGTGACATCCTCAACCCCTTTCTGATAGGGATCGCAGGTGAAGCACAACAACACCCTCTTGTCCTCCCCATACGCCCCCGCGCGCGCCCGCGCGCAGTCCCGAGACAGCGCCTGCAGGATACCCGCCCGCGGCCGGACGTCCCGCCCGAACTCCGCCCGGTCCCGGCGCAGTACTCGGGGCGCGTAGCAGTACCGGCACCCGTGCCGACATCCCGTGTAAAGGTTGCACGCCAGGGGCGCGTACTCCAGCGCCCGGCCCTTCGGTTCGTAGATTGCTTTCATTCCGCCTCCTTCAATTCTTCCAGAAACTGCTTCGCCTCCGCCGCCCATGCGCGGAGCTTGACGGCCACCTCTTGATTTTTGGTGTTATCGCAAGCTCCTCCTCCATAGACAGGACAATCCTGACAATTCAACCCTCTGCATCCGTATTCTCCACGCTCGAACATCTCCGCCATCCTAACTGCATCCTCTGGCGTGATCATCATCCCTCCTCCTTTCGTGCTTTCCCGCCTTGAATCAAACGCAGGGCCGGTCGCCCCCCGGCCAGCCTCCTTTCGTTCTCCACGTATTCGGCCCAGATAACCTCCGCCTCCTCCGGGCGGACGTGATCCTCTTGCCGGACCACCGCCCACGAGTGCCCGTCCTCGTCAATCCGGTCGATGTCCGAGATCGAGACGGAGCCGTCCGGATGCTGGACGTCCTGGCGTTTCACGCTTGCTCCGGGACCCGATTATGGGTCCGGACCAGCGCCATCTACTTACCCTCCTTCTTTGCCAGCCCTTGCAGGCATTCTTCCGCCTTCCGTAACTCCTGGTAGTAGTTGAAATCGTCTGGAGAAAAGAGGCCGCAATTGTAGCAATCACGACGCAGGATGATGCCGGGATGTTCATCGCACTTGTAGAAGGCATAATATTCCTCTACCCGGAACCGATTCCACATTCCCAACTTCTCGGGGAAGGTCATCTCACACCTCCTTGCTCGGTACTGGAACGATGGACTAACCACCGTCGCCGTAGCCGGAGCCGTAGCCGGAGCCGTAGCCGGAGCCGTAGCCGTAGCCGTAGCCGTCGCCGTAGCCGGAGCCGTAGCCGGAGCCGTAGCCGTAGCCGTAGCCGGAGCCGTAGCCGTAGCCGTAGCCGGAGCCGTAGCCGGAGCCGTAGCCGGAGCCGGAGCCGTAGCCGGAGCCTATATGTTCCATTTCACCTTCTCCGTATCAATAATAGAGATCAGTGCATGCATCGGCACGCGGATCGTCCCCACCTTATCCATCACCGTGTTTTCGTTCGGCCCACACAAGGCCAGCTCCCCCAACCCCTTGGTTGTGCCCCACCGTCTCAGATTCATGGCGTTCTGGATCACGCACCAGTCTGTCCCACACTCAACATCGCCAACGTACACAAACCCCTTGTCCACCACCGTAATCGCAAACCCGGTAAACACTTCACGCTTTTCCATGACAACCTCCTTTTCTCGGCCTCGCATCAGAACCCCACCTCCAACAGTGCTTTCCCGATCCATTCCGTGTACGCGGGCGGGATGGCCTGGCTTAATTCGTTTCCAGTCATCCAATCGATCCCCATCGCATCCCGTCGATCATTCACGGTGAAGCAACTGAAATCCAGACAATCTCGCTGACTGCTCCCGCCTGAGTGTACATACACCCCGATGGTGTTTGGGATTCTACGTCGCTGTGGATGTTGGCCTCCCCCATAGACTCCGATGACCGATGCGTTTTTCGCGTGATTGCATGGAGGGGTAAGAACGCCAAGTGCCGGGCTTGTTTCAAACAACCGGTGCCTGCGCAACTGCGATCCGTGTTTTGTTTGCAGTCCGAACATCGTACCACACAGCATGATCGGATCGATGAGAGGCGCGCCGGGCACGTTCTCTATCACGTACGGCCGCCCGGAGGCTTTCAACAGTTCCCGGCATGGTGTCAGCAAATCTGGATGCTCCCTCTCCGGCCATAGCTTTCCCATCGCCGAAAACCTCTGGCATGGCGGGCTGGCATGGATGACATCGAACTCCGCGCCGTGCTCTCGGAGGTATCCCAGCGCGTCCGCCTGGTGAAACTCAAACGGATAGCGCGGTTGCGGATTCAGATCCACACCCACAACCTCGAAGCCAGCACGGTGGTATCCAACGGAACACCCACCGGCACCGGAAAACAGATCAAGCAGTCGCATCAGAACCCCACCTCCAACCGCTCGATCTGCCGGTCATCGTTGTAGACGCCCGGCCAAGTCGTTATCACCCGTTTCCCCACCCGCACCTTGCGGGGATTCATGGCATCTTCGATCAGCTTCGCCAAGTTGGTTAAATCCCCGCGCACGCCCTTCGGTCTTGTGGACGCTCGCGGCAGTTCTGTCACAATAACCCACGTGCCCAACTCCAGGATTTCCAACTGCAACCGCACCGGCCCGGCAAACGGCTTGCGCTTGCCGAACTTCTCCCGCGCAATCGCGGTGATCCGCTCCTCCTCGGCCTTCGACGGACTCCACGTCCGGCCATGCACGAACCGTGGACGGGCCTTCGGTCGCGCCGAGAAGGGGATGTAGAACCGGAAGGAGGAGGTCATAGATACATCTCCGCGATTTTCAGCGCGAGCGTCGCCACTTGGATTGCCTCCGCATAGACTTTACTGTCTGATCCACCACGGTATTCAGCCTCGGAAATTGCGTTGGCCAACTCTCCCAGTTCCTCGGTAGTGTACATGAGCCATTCAGCCGGGGTATGGGTTTGCACTCCCCATTTCTCTATCTGTTTTTTCCCTTCATCCACTACCGCGCGGAAAAGCACTGTTTGATGTTCAAACTCCCGATCTGTTATCTCTCTCATCTGCATCCCCCTTTCTCGGCCAGCACCTGCGCAATGGCTTCGAGTAATGACGATGGAACATATGGATTCCAACCCCAATCCGCTTCCGCATCCGTATAGACATCACTGCACTTCGTCCGTATCGGGCACGTCTCGCAATCATTATTGGCAATTTTCCAGCACGGCATCCTCCCGTTCTGGCACTCGTACGCCGCCCGGAGATAGTCGGACTTCGTCATCTGCATCCTCCCTTTTCAGCAAGAACCTGGGCGATTGCGTCCCGTGAATCTTCCAGTGTTTTATCCTTGCTCAGTGACATGCACTCCGCCCTAATCTTGCAGTCCCGGCACTCAGGATCCATGCAGTAGCAAAGACCGTCGGGATTGTTCAGCTCCTCTAGTCCACCATCTTCAGCTTCCGTACTCTCCACTTCGCATCGTTCCCCGGCAGACCCGCGAACAGGATGTCCGCCGCCTCGAACTCCACGGTCAGCGGGATCAGCTTGTGATCCGGCTCGCACAGCCAGCACCATTCCGGACGATAACCGAGCCGGAGCACGTGCAGGCCCGGCCCGCACTGCTGGTCGTCCGCCGTGCCCTCTGCCTCGACAATGGCCCCCCGTGGATACGCAATTGGCGTGCCACCGTCGAAGTTCGGGGACATCCGTGCTTTTGTGACCCACTTTGTTGCCCGGATCATTCCGGAGTAAAATCCCCGGATCTGCTCCGCCAGGGCCAGAGACGTTACGCCATCGCCAAGGCTCACGTAGTCGCCCAGGCGCACGTCGTTGCCCAGGCGCACGTCGTTGCCCAGGCGCACGCCATCGCCAAGGCGCACGTCGTTGCCCAGGCTCACGTCGTTGCCCAGGCGCACGTCGTTGCCAAGGCTCACGCGGTCGCCAAGGCTCACGTCGTTGCCCAGGCTCACGTCGTTGCCCAGGCTCACGTCGTTGCCAAGGCTCACGCGGTCGCCAAGGCTCACGCGGTCGCCCAGGCTCACGTCGTTGCCCAGGCTCACGCGGTCGCCAAGGCTCACGCGGTCGCCCAGGCTCACGTCGTTGCCCAGGCGCACGTCGTCGCCAAGGCTCACGCGGTCGCCCAGGCGCACGCGGTCGCCAAGGCTCACGTAGTCGCCCAGGCGCACGTCGTTGCCCAGGATCACGTAGTTGCCGTTCGGCAATTTCCGCCAGCCGTTCTCATCCGGTGTGATCGCGTAGATTTCTTCAGCTTTCATGGCTTCCTCCCCACCACCGACACCATCATCCTTTTCTTACCCCACTCCCGCGCGGCCGCGCAGTCGGGCGTGTAGATGTCAATTACCCGCGGTTCCCCCCGCGCGGCCCACCGCTTTGCCGTCCGCTCCGGGATCGTGTCCCCGACGTACACGATCCTCTCTCCCTCCCCGCCCCCGGATAACAGGAGCACGGTTCCGCGCGGATACAAACCCCGCGAGACCGCCGCGATCCCCACCCCCGCAGGGAGACCGCTGGACGTCGTGCCGCTGTCACAATATGCAGTCACAAGGACGGGCTTGTCCGGCACTTGCTGATGACCCAGCCTGAGCACCTCGTCCTGCAACGCCGACACGGTGTTGACGCAGGCTTGGACGCCAGCCTCGACGGTGGTGATGCGATCTGTCACACGGATGGACCACAGCGTCATCGTTATCAACCAGATTGTTATTGCTGGCCCGAACAGGATCAGGATTGTTTCACGCCGATTCATTTCTTGTCCTCCTTCGCTCTGGCTTTGCAGATTACAGCCTTACCCCTATGGTATTCAGCTTTTTCCTGATGTTTCTTCGCTTCCCGGATATGGTATCCAGCATTCCATGAGTAGGATTTCTGACAGTCTTCCTTCAAGTACTCTACCCGCGTAGCCTCCTCTGACTTTTTCCTCTCCGCTTCGCGCTCGCAGGCATCCATGGCCTCCGCCTCGGTGTCGTAGACGTCAACCGAATCATGATAGCGTCCAGCCATAGAATGGTACTCGACCGTCTCGATTTCTCCTTTCTGGCTTATCTCTACTCCGGTTATCATCACCAGCTCGGGGTTACTGATATACTCGCGCTCCTCTACATACCCACGAGGGGATTCGTAGCCGGGAGCACAGTATCGACAATCCATCGTTACCGTATCACCATTGCCCAGGCGCAACTCCACCTGGAGCTTGCCGTCGCATACGGGACACGTTTTTTTTACCTCCCTCATCCCGAACGACGAAACCCAGGCGAGATCTCCACATTTACGGTTCATGCCTTGTCCTCCTTCAATGTCGGTTTAATCCTCGCCCGGATCATCGCGCATAGTGCGACCCCAGATGCCACGGCGGCCCTGGCGGCGGCCCCGGCGGCCCAGTAGGCGGCCCCGGCGGCCCCGGCGGCCCCGGCGGCCCAGTAGGCGGCCCCGGCGGCCCAGTAGGCGGCCCCGGCGGCGGCCCCGGCGGCCCCGGCGGCGGCCCCGGCGGCCCTGGCGGCGGCCCCGGCGGCGGCCCCGGCGGCCCCGGATTGCTCCGTGGGATCCGCCAGCCACCTACGGGCGGCCTCTATCGCCAGCCGGGGCCTGTCCTCTCCAGCGGGAACCAGATGCAGAACCGACTCGGCGAACTCGCACGCCAGGGCAACGTAATCCGCCTGCGTCGCCCATCCCTTTCGCTCCACCAGCCACAGCATCCACTGTGGGTTTTCCAAATGCTCCCATACCCAAGCGAGATCGTGCTCCCCCACCCAATCAACCCCATCCTGGCAGGCTTCTTTCTTGACAAGCCATTTGCGAAATGTCATCGCGCACCTCCTGTTGGCCACCACGTCATTGACCGGTTTCCCGTCACCCGGCACACCCGCGTGTAGCGCTCGCGAGCCTGCTTCCCTTCGATGTTCTGCCACTCCGAATCACGGTAGTAATTCGCCACTTTCCCCGCATCCCGGAGTCCCGGCAACCTCCGAGCCGGGATATGCCGCTCCAACCCGCAGGCAACGGCGATCTCCGCCGATGTCTGGCCGGGGTGGCGCCGCACCTCGGCAAGACAAATTGACGCCTGTTGCGTTACCGCCCCCGTCCTTTCCATCTCGTTCGCCGCCCGGTGGGACGTGGAGGGGTCGGTGCGCCTTACCAGCGCGTGCCCGAAAAGCAACGAGGTCTGGGTCATCGGCTATCCCCCTTCAAGTCATGGATGAGGTTGTAGGCCGCGTATATGATGATGACGAGAAGTAGGATGTCTGCTATGCCAAGCACCACCCAGTACCAAACAGGCAACGATTTCCACAGTGTTGCCGACATGCTATCCTCCCGTTTTTATGCACTTGGCTATTTCCGCCTGAATCGTCTCCACGGACGGCACGTTGGAACCGTCCTTGAACACGTTCCACTCCTCCCACGCGCACTCAGTCATGTTTGGGGACCCCCCCCAGTCGTCATCGGAATCCCCTGGCTCGCGAACCTCAACAAGGCGCAAGATGAGTCTCATCGCGCATCATCCTCAATTCTAAAAGGCATCGCCATAGAATTGAAAAACCGTTCATAGAGGATTTCCCTTAAATCCTTGGACGGCACGCCTTCGGGCTCGGTTATCGGCCACGACTTGTAGCAGAACTCCGGATCACTCTGGCCTCCAAGCCAATTTGATCCGGTATCTTTTTCTTCGCGGATCACCACGAGGCGCAAGATGAGTCTCATATCATGACTCCTTCGACTCTCCTACTATCCGGCCATCGAGAAAGAATTCTATCCGCGCAATACCGCCGAATACGGGGACATCTCGCGTGTCCGGCGGCATGGGAGGCCACCCACGTGGATGCCCGGAAAGAACCAGTGGCGACGCATTCAACTTCCGGCCCAACGTAATCCACGCTTTGCGAGAGTCGCCAAAGGCCATCGTCACCACATGCATGTCTCCGCGGTCCCATCGCCCTATCCAGCCAGACTTATCTCTCATCTCAGTACCCCTTCAGCGCCAGGAAATACCCCAGTATCAGCGTGCTCTGCCGTCCGGGCACGCAGTCCCGGCGGTAGAGAATCCTGATGAGCGTGTGATAGCTCAACCCGGTTTGACCGGCCAAGTCGGCCAGCCGGATCCCCTCGCGGGTGCGGTAGCGGTCCAGGCGCCGGACTACCGGCGGCCACCAGCTATGAGGTCGTGTCAGTCTCATGTTTGCCCTCAAGTTCGCGGAGGTTATCCAGCGCGTTCAGAAGCCGCAACGCCGCGCACCGCATGGCGTGGAGGTCCCGGCGGAGGAACGCATACGCCAGCGAGTCAACGGCATTGCGGACCAAGCTCAACGTCTCGGGATTTACGTCCACCACGGTGATCCTCCTTGTTCGATTGCGGGCATCATACCATGCCAGTGATACAAAGTCAAGAGAAATCCAACATCGGCCCCATGCCATGCATACGATTATGGTAGGGATACAGAGAGAGCATCCTCCAAGTCATCCGGCATGACCTCCACCGTGAACCCGGGATCCCCGGTTTGCGCTTCACGCAAAGCCCGGTTTAATTCCTCGGTTGAGAGAACGGAGAAAGTCGGTTTGCCCGGTCGGGTCCGGGGGTCGGCGAGTACGTAGTCCCCGGTTGCAAGCCTAGCGATGGTGAAGCGCATGTCAGCCCCCTTTCCGCGCAAGGGCCATCTCGCAGGAGAGCGCCGCGGCCTCCCCGCGGGCCTCCCGGACGGTCTCCCGGTCCGCCATGGCCTTGGCGTTGGCCGCGCAGTAGCAGATCCGCCATGCCGACACGATGACGGCGGGGTAGCGGCCGCGTTCGAGGTCCGCGCTTATGCGGTCGAGTTCCGCGCGGATGTGCTCCCCCGGTTTGCAGGTCTCGCAGAGGTCGCATTTCACGTCATCCTCCTTGCCCCATGCGGGGCGGTTTCGATTCCCGGTTTATCCGCAAGGCCCCCCGGTTCCGGGGTAGGTCGGGCATCGGCGGCAATCCGATACGTGATCGGGTGGTTGTTTTTCCGCTTGCCCGGCCAAGTCTCCCGCGGACCAGGTCGGCCTTGATGGTCTACCCGATCTTGTGCCACCTGTCCGGACAGGCCCACCCTTGGACGAGCTCCGCTACATTGCCCCCGATGATCGTAATGGAGATGTACCGGAGTGTCGATGCCCCCCGCGTGCAGGAGCAGAGATCGATCTTCCCGTTCGTGCCCCATGCCAGAAGGTATGCGGCCCTGGAGATCCTTCCTCCGTAGACCGCGTAGCACCTACGGCATGTCCGGGCATCCCGTCCGTAGAGCATCCGACAGACGCTCGGATCGGATTCCGCGACCGGGGTCCCGCAGGCCGGGCAAGCGTAATCCTCGGAATGTTTCCTCTCCTCGATCCGCCGGTCGGTTTCGTTCGTCCGTTCCATTTTTTATCCTCCTGTTTCTCTACCTCGTTAGATAGCAACGTGAAAAAACTGTCTGTACGTGTCGCATGCTTGCGGATAGGGGACCGGAGATACATAGTATACGACTTGTAACGTCGCATGCGTACCATCGAGAAGGATATTGTACCCCTTGATCCTTGTCAGCTTTAAGTTCTGTTTTTCGCAAACAGCCTTGATTTCCTTCCTGCATCCGCGGACCATGTTCTGTAGTTCCTGATCGGTGTACGTCATTTTCTTATCCTCCTGTTGATCAGCCTGTGGTCTCCCCCGGTTTGCTATCCCCGGTTTGCCGCCCGCCTCCTGAAATCCTCAAGTAATCCCTCTGCAATCTCCATCCAGTTCACGCGTCCCAATGCACCCGCAAGAAGATCCGAGTAGATCCCGTTCGTCAATTCCGGCATCCCCTCCTCGTGCTCCTCCTGGAGCCGTTTCTCCAAGGTGTAGATTGCATCGTCCTTGTCTTTCGCATCCTCCGCTATCTCCTCCGCCGCGCCGTTCCAGTAGTTGCAGGATCCCTCGTCGTTCGCAATCCAGAGATTCGCCGCCCACGTTTCCCGATTTGAGTACCCGTTACACCGTTCATTTTCCATCGCATCCTCCTTTGGGGTTTCCCCCGGTTTGCTATCCCCGGTTTGCCGCCCGCCTCCTGAAATCCTCCTCGATGCCCGCGGCGGTCTGTGCCCCGCCGGACTGGTGCCAGCCAGTCTCCGACTGGGTGCCGATTGAGTACCAGCGGGCATGGGGGCTGTGCTGGTACGCGGTAATCACTCTCACGTTCAGTCCCAGTTCCCGCGCCACCCGGTTCAGCCGGTTACACGTTCTCTCGCAGATCAAGCCCATCCTCCTGGGGGGTTTCCCCCGGTTTACAGTCCCGCCCTCGCCGCCTCCGCCCTCGCCGCCTCCGCCGCCGCCCACTCCTCCGCCTCCGCCCACTCCGCCCGCGCGATCGCCCACTCCGCCGCCGACGCTCTCGCCTCCTCCTCCGCCGCCCACTCCGCCCGCGCGATCGCCGCCGACCTCGCCGCGATCGCCGATCCTTCCGTCCTGTTCGTCCCGGCCAACCAGCTCACCGCCCACCGCTCCACCGATTTGATGCCGCAGTGGAGCGCGTAGTTTTTCACCGCCACGTTTGCCCGCCGCACCTTTTCCATTTCCATCGTTTCCTCCTGGGGTTTCCCCCGGTTTGTAAGCCTATGAATTTGCCTTGTAGATAACCCATGCAAGCCGTACGGCATAGGCAATCGGTAAGGCAAGGGTCAAGAGAACTGATTGAATCTCGCTCATGGTATCCTCCCTTTACTGTTTCGGCCCCTTAAGGTTTCCAGCCTCGATGTATTGCAAGGCTTCCCTGAAGTTGTTTTTTACGTTCTGAAGGAGCTTTTTATAGGCTTCTATGGGTTCGGCCTTGGCCGGAAGATCCTCCAATTCGGCGATCTCCCGCGCGCGCGCGGCGAATGCGTCCGAGCAAGACCGGATAGCAAGCTGGATCCGTATACAGCGAGAGAGTAGCGGTCCAGCGTCGACTTTATCATCGAATAGGTCCGCTTGTGCCTCGCTAGTCGTTGTAAAAATCCACGCCACATGTTCCGGAATATCCTCCAGTAAGACGAGCAGGGACCGGATGATATCCTTCCTTAATCCATGAGATTCGTTGATAATGAACGCGCGGCCGCCCTTTCCGCCTGCGTAGGTATGCGCCGAATAATCCCAATCACGCAGTCGGTCGGGGGTAAGTTTCCCACCGTCAACCTCTTCGATATACAGATCATCTGCAATCATTCCCGCAATCACGCGCGCGAGCGTCGTTTTACCATGACCGGATTTGCCGCTTATCCAGTACGCGCGTCCGCCAAGTCCCCGGTTTGCAAGCGTACGGATTGTCTCGACCGCTTCCGGTTGCCCGATGATCCCGTCGAGCGTTCCAGGACGGTATTTATCCGCAAGATTCATGATTGATCCTCCCTACAGATTTTCGGCCTTCTTCCCCGTAGGATCCGGCTTGCGGACCCTACGGCGAAGGGGGATCCTCCAGATCCCACGCCGGGATTGCTATTTCGTGGCCATGGCTACCATCCCCGCGAGATCCAAGACCTCCCGGAAGTAGTTTTCCCAGATCTCCCGGAGGAGATCCAGATCCGCGCCGTCCAGCTTGACCGTCGCGCCGTCGTACCAGTCGAGGAAAACGTACTCCACCCGGTCGAGGCTGAAGGCCGGATCGCAGTAAAAACGGAACTCGTCTCCAGGTCCTCCCGTCGAAAGCTGCCAGAGGAAATAACCGGTTTTCGGGTCGGGGAGCATGGATAATCGGATGGATAAGTTGAACGTCCCCGCCGCGACGTAATCAAAACAGAGCCCGTACTCGTTCAGCGTCCCATGATCGGGATCCCCGTTTTCGTCCCCGGCCTTCTCCAGATCCCAGAGTTTCCGGATCACGTCAACCTCTTCGCACAAGCTCCTCCGGATCCTCTCCTCGCATGTTTCGTTCGTCCGTTCCATTTTTTCTTCCTCCTGTTTCTCTGCCTCTTCCTCTACCTCAATCTCTACCTAACTCCATTATAGGAGATATAAGGATCAGAGTCAAGGAAAAAGAGAGAAAAACGTCAATAAATCGTGACGGCATATCTTGTGCCCCAAGCGGGAAAAAGGCCGAAATACCACAAGGGAAAGCGTACGGGGGAAAAAGGGCTTGACGCGCGAGAGGATCAGGAATAGGATCCGGATCATGGATAAGGAATATAAAAACAAGGCGGAAAGGGAGTTTGCAGAAACGGCGGAAAAGAACGGGTGGAGAGTAACAAAGCGCGGCTATCCTGATTTTATCTGCTATCGTGGTGATGATTTGATGCTCGTTGAAGTTAAGGGGAAGCCTGGAAGAAAATTAAAGAGAACGCAACACAGCTTGATGAGAATCCTTAAAAGAAAATATGGCGTGAAATGCTTCCGCTGGACGCCTTCGGTAGGATTTTCGGATTACTGAAAAGCGCGGGGAAAGAAACCTTAAGGAAGAAAGGGGTTCTTGGGGTATGGGGAGCATGGATAATCGGTCCGAGGTTTTCGGGTTCAACGTCCGCGCCGATCTCGTAGACCGGATCAGGGAGATATGCGCGGATCCCTATTTCGCGGCTAATCCGGGGGTATTCGATTTTGTCCGCGCGGTCAGGCGGGGGGAACGGGTAGGGGGAGCGTGGATCCGGAATATCGAAGGTAAATCCGAGATAAACCCGAATGAGAGCAGAAAAGAGCAGGCGGAAAGGCGTAAAGTAGCGACGGAGAAGGGGAATCGTTGTTTATACCTCCCATGCGTTCAAGCGCTTACCCGCATCCTATCATCCGATCCGTTGTCGGCTTGCTACGACGCCGAGAGCTGGATCCTCCGAAAGCTGGTAACGCAAGCTTGCCAAGGGACTGGACGGGATCGGGTCTCGCTGGAGTCAAGGCGGATTGTGCTATCAATAATCGGCCACAAGATGCCCGACAAGCAGACGATAAACGGTAGCGGGATCCCTGCAATCCCCAAGGGATCCGCGCGGGGGCATATCAAAGAGGCAATCAAGCTCGCGCGGATGGGTTCGGGTAAGGGCCGCGCGCGGTCCGACCGGTCCGTTCCGTCTCCGGAAGAGCCCGGGAATAGCGTGGGAATAGGGGCGGATGAGGTAGCGGACGCCTAATCCTAGCCTGTTCCAGCCCTGCTTTGAGCACAAACCATTGCATAATGCAACGCCTATCCGGATGGGATTGCCCCTTCCGCTTTCGGGGTAGCTTCCGGTTTCCGGGTTTCCGGTCCGGGTTTCCGATCCCCTCCCCCCCCTTGGGGCAGTTTCCGGGTTTGAACGAAGGTAACTGTCCCCTCGCGATATTCGCCCAACTTTTGCTCCATGGCGCGTGTTTGCCATTACCCGTCTCTTTCCCTTACCCTACCCCCGATCTCGCGTCCCAGTGGCCTTTCCGCCCCGAATTGGGGCATCAGCGGTTGCAGTCCCGGACTCGATTCGCGCTTGTGTTCCTTAAGTTCAGTTCTCCCACCAGACCTTCTGGGTCAAGCGTTTTTCCGCGAGCAGGATGTATTCGGGGTTGAGTTCAATTCCGAGCCAGTTGCGCTGTAGGTTCCGGGCCACCATGCAGGTCGTCCCGCTTCCCGCGAAAGGGTCGAGCACGATCCCGCCTTCGCTCGTCCCGGCCAGAATCGGACGGCGGCAAAGCTCCGGCGGGAACGTCGCAAAGTGCGCCTCACGGTAGGAACGGGTTGCTATCGTCCAGACGTCCCGGCAGTTGCGAGTTGCCTTTCCGTTCTTTATGGATTCCGCGAGCTCTCGGTTGATATTTACGGCGGACCTTTCCGGTCGAAAACCCATCCCAACTGCACGCATAGCACTGGACTCGTCCGAATGCCATTTACCCTTAGTACGAACGATTGTCGCTTCAGCCAATGGTTCTTTGATCGCCTCGGCATCGTAAAAATACCTCTGCGACTTCGCCAGCAGGAACAGGTGCTCGTGGGACTTTGTCGGCCTGTCCGTCACGCTCTCCGGCATCGGGTTGTTCTTCGCCCAGATGATATCGCTCCGGAGATACCAGCCATCGGCCTGGAGGGCGAACGCTACGCGCCACGGGATACCGCAAAGGTCTTTCGGCTTGAGGCCGATAGGAACCTTTGACGCTTTTACCGCGAAACTATCCCCGAGATTAAGCCAGAGCGTCCCATCGTCCCGGAGCACGCGCCGCACCTCCCGGAATACCTCGACGAGCCGGGAAACGTAGGCGTCGGGCGTGTCCTCCAGCCCGATCTGGTCATCGATGCGCCGGGCCCCGCATGCCCGACAGTCCCCGCCCATCGCGCCCACCCCATCGCGGTTCCTCTGCCCGCGCTCGTCCACTACCCCATCGGCCCGGCCCGATCCGGGGCGGCCCTGCCGATGATCGCAGGACGGATCCCCTCCCTCCCACCGGGCAGTCCCGTAGTCCCGGAGGCCCCAGTAGGGCGGGGAGGTCATGCACATGTGGATGAATCCGTCCGGCCATGAGCGCAGGACTTCCAATACGTCGCCTTGATAGAAGCGGTTCAACTCCATCTTCGCGCCCGCGGCCTTTCTTCCAGGACCGACTTCTGGTATTCCCGCTGGAGCCGGTAGACGGTTTCCCAATCCCCGCGGGCTTCCGCGCGGGCGATCCGGTAGAGCAGGAACTTCCGCCAGAGGCTCATGCGCCCTCCTCGATTTCGGTGAACCGCAGGAGCCGGGAGTTGAAGCTCATCTCCAGGGCCGCGACCGGCCCGTCGGAGTTCTTGTCCACGTAGAGGTATTGGAGCGAGTCGGGCTTGTCTGGATTCCCGTCGTGCCAAGGCCAATACATGAGTCCGACCACCTGGCTGAACTGCTCGATGCCGCCAGACCCGTAGAGTTGCCAGATATGGGGGCGCGGAAGCGCGGCTGTCTCGTGTTCCCGGATGAGCCGGATCTGCGAGCACAGGATCATCGCGCAGTCGTAATGCACGCCAAGCAGTTTCAGCTCCCGGACGGTCTTGGCGATCTCCATCGGTTCGTTCTGGCCCGCCCCGTGCTTGAGCAGTTGGAGCTGGTCCACGATCATCACGTCCGGCCGTCGCCGTGCGAGTTCGCGCTCGATGAGATTCGTGTCCGCCCGCTCCATGGCAGGCAGGAACAGCCGGTCATCCAACCCCAGGGAGCCGAATTCCGCCGCTCGCGTCCACTCGTCATCCGACAACGCCCCGGTCAGGAAGTGGTGCGCATTGATGCCCTGCTGGATGGCGATCATGCGTTTCACCAACTGCCGGGGATTCTGCTCCAGGCAGATGAACACGACCTTCTTCCCCTGCTTCGCCACCGCGAGCGCGATGTTGCAACAGAACGCTGTCTTGCCGGTTGACGGCCTGCCCCCGATGGTGAACAGTTGCCCACGGCGCAACCCGCCGATCTTCTGGTCAAGCCGGGGAAAACCTGTGGATATCTCGATCCCGCTCGTCCTCACGGTCTCCATCTCGGTCATGGCATCCACGATGTGCTCACTCATGACCTTGCCTTCCTCGGGCATGTAACCGTCCTGCCGGATCTTGTCCACCGTGGCGTAGAACCGCTTCGGGTCTGCGGTCAACTCTGGGTCCGTGCCCGCCCGCTGGATCTCCCGAAGTTCGAACTGCTCCGCCACCACCCTTGCATAATGCATCCCGTGATCCGCTACCGGCACGCGCTCAAGCAGTTCAATCACGTAGCTGGCACCACCCACTCCCTTGAGCTTTTCTTCCCGTCTGAGCGTGTTTGTTACCGTTACCACGTCCGCTCGTGACCCGCCGGTCATGACGTCCCGGATGGCCCGGAAGATCTCCGAGTGCGCGGGCCTGTAAAAATGCTCTGGCCTGGTGAAACGCAATACGCGCTCGCACACCACGGCATCCAGCATCATGGCACCCAACAACGCCTGCTCAGCTTCAATCGCTTGGGGTTCCATCACGACTCCTTGCCGTAAATATGCTCATACTGGCTCTTCTCAACCGCCGGAGCTGGCTGAAACTTCGGGCGGTCCTGCGCCCGTGAAAGCCAGTTCGTGAGAAACCTCGGTCTGTTGACCTTGCGCTTCTCTGGATTCGCAACCTCCCAAGCGTTCGCCTTCCTGACTTCTGCTACCACGTCCACACCCGGGTACGCCTTCACCCACACCGGCAGGAGAGTTGCCCACCGGTCACACAGCTTTTGGTCTTCAGCGTAAAGTTCAAGGTCTGCAAGCTCAGGCGGAACGTCGGCTCGGAGGGATGGCTTTCCATCGCTCCGAGCAGTACCCTTCTTTTCTTGTTCTTCTGGGCCTCTTAGCCTCTTAGCTTCTAGGCCTCTATGCGTTACATGAGGCGTTACATTCGGCGTTACATCCACCGTTACATCTGGCGTTACATGAGCGTTACATTCAGCCTTCAACCTGAACGCCCGCACGCGATTCTTCAAGTTCTGTCGCTCTTTAACCTCTCTTTTCAACCTTCTGCATACGAGCGTTACATTCCCGTTACCGTCATCGTAAAAATCGCATATTTTATTTGACGAAAACGATAATTTAATGCGCTCGGCAGTTGTAGAAGTGCATCCCCAGACCCGCGCCCACCCTTCCAAACTCTCGGTGATCTCGAACGTGCCGTCATGCCACATCACGCACAGGGTATTGATCCACGCGCCGCGCACTTCAATCGTTGCGCGTTGCAGGTTCATGTCCGAGAGCCAATCGCTGTACCAGAACTTCTCCCACTTCAGTCTGGAGTTCATTTTTTCAGCCTTTCCTGCCTCATCTGGCGTGCGACTTCAGCGTACAGTTGGATCAACTTCTCGTGCTTCTTGCCCTCCGAGAACCCCCAGAACCACAACGCCGCCCCGATGACGCCCCCGAAGATTGCTCCGGCCATAAACAACGGATTGCTCATGTTACCTCCCATGTCGGTCAGCCTTCGCCTTCTCGGCCATCATCTCGTCGGCCAGGCTATACGATAACTTTACGATATGGTTGAGATATCTTTGTTGCTCTGGAAAAGGACGACGGTTATCGTGCATTTTTATGTGGTACGCCAACAACTCCATCATCGCTTCACGGGCAAGGCTATCTCGCATTTTCTCGATCTTCTTTTTTTCCTCTTCTTTTACCATTTGTTCTCGGTCAGCTCTATTCAACCTCACAAGGTTTTGGAAACAGTTGTGGCAAAATTCCTTTTTTGCATTGTCTATCACCGAAAGATCTACGGTAATCTCCTTTTTCCTCCGCTTGAACCAGTCCATGCTTTATCCTCCTCAGTTTCCCCTTGACCCGCCGTGAATGGTCTCGTGCGCGAACAGCAACCCGGCCGCCACGCCGTCCATCAGGAGGCCATCCGCCCTTGCCGGGCAATCGGACGCCCTGGCGACCACCCACGGCATGATAATCTGTTCCTGGATACCCTTGACGCCAAGGATCGCGACACGCAATATCTCCCGCTGAGTGGACCACTTATCGGGCGTCTCATGCTCCGGCGGGGTGAAATCCCATCGGTTCCCCTCTGAATCCTTCACGGTATCCTCCATGTAAAAAAATGCCGGGGGCCTTGGGGCCGGTACGGGGGGAGGATAATCCCCGCGGGACCCGACCCGTCCGGCCCCCGGCAAAATCTGGCTTCAGACAAAAAGAACGCCGGAGCTTCAGACCCCCGGCGCCAACCACCCGAACGGTTCCCATGTTTGTCTATCCTCCACGTCCGGGATCATACCACGTGAAACCCATCCATGTCAAGAGAAATCTGCATTCACCGACGGAAAAAAACGCAAAACAGTGCAAAACGCAACGCCAGTATTGCAAGATGCAATTATTTTCCTTGACAGAATGGTCTGCATCGGCTATACTTGCTTACGAAGGGGTCATTCCTTTGCCAAACGACCTCCTTGAAATCGAAACAGGGCGTCTCAGCGATGAGGCGTTATTTGAAGAATATCTACGGGTGTCCCGCGAGCGATTTAAGACCGATCTGTTCTGGGCGGCCAAGAACGGACTCGGCTACGACGAACTCGATGACGAACTCCACGGCGACTTCTGCAACCGTCTCCAGCGCATCGCTTTCCGGGCGTTGAAATGGCCGGAGATGTCGAAGGCAGAGCGCAAGGAAATGCTCTCCGACTACCGCTTCATGCTCTCTCTCCTTCCCCGCGGGCACGCCAAGACCACGTGCCTGATCGCGCTCGTGTGCGTGCTGATCGCAAACGACTCCGAGATCCGCATCCTCATCAAGTCGCAACGGCTCGGCAACGTCACGAAAATCCTATCGGAGGCGAAATCGCACTTCATGGGCACCGCCAACAATTCTCATTTCCGGGAATGGTTCCCGGAGTTCTGCCCGAAGAATCCCGAGAACGACTTTGGCACCATGTACGAGATGACGGTGCCGAATCGAAAGAACCACGCCGTCAAGGAACCCACCGTGCTGATCTCGTCCTCGGAGCAATCGGTGGTGTCGAAGCATTTCTCCATCAAGCTCGACGACGATCTTGTGAACGAGGAGAACACCCAGACGCCCGAGCAGATGGAACGGGCGGAAGACGTGTTCATCAAGGACCAGGCGTTGCTCGATCCCGGTGCGCCGGAACTTGTAACCGGAACGTGCTGGGACTACTCGGATATGCACGCGAGCATCCGCAACAACGAGGGCAAACGCTACTCGGAGTTCGACTGCTACATCCGGGAGATCAGCGAGGCCAAGTGCCGCAAGTGCGGAACGTGGTTCAAGGTCATGGACGCGCAAGAATGCCCGAAGTGCAAGTCAACAAGTTGGAAAGAACGCCCGATCTGGCCGTTCCGTTACACCATGAAATCCTACATGAAGGACGGCGTGCCGGACTCCTCGCTGTTTGAATTCAACGCCAAGGGCATGCTGAAGGAAAGCATCCCCGATCTCCGAAACCGCCTCGGCGAGTACATCTTCAACTGCCTCTACCGAAATCGCCCGCAGGATTCCGAGACGGCCTCGCTGAAATGGGATGCCGTGCGGATCGTCGAGGAGAACGACTACGCCGATATGGAGTTCTATCCCTTCATGACCATGGACACCGCCGGGGAGGACAAGGGCAAGAAGGGGAGCTTCTTCGTGATCTCCATCGTCTACGCTCTGCCGCCGGACGTCATGCTTGTCCGGGAGGTCATCCGGTTCCGCGGGACCGGCATGGAGTTCATCAACAAGGCCTACGATGCCTTCGAGCGCTACTCGCCCGTGCAGGTCGGGATGGAGAACACCAGTTACGGGATGGTCTACGAATACGACATCAAGAACGAGGGCCAGCGTCGGGGCCTGCACATGAACGTCGAGCCTATCATCCGTCAGGGCGGGCCTTCCAAGACCATGCGAATCCGCCGACTCGCGCCCCGCGTGGAGCGCGGACGGCTGTGGGTTCTGAAGGACTGCCCGGGATTTGACGCGTTCCGTGACGAGATGGTGCATTTCCCCAAGTACAAGTACCGGGACATCCTCGATACCATCACGGATGCGGAGCAGATGATCTTCGCGCCGGAACTCGTCAGCGCCATGACGGGCGAGGAACCCCTGGAGGACAAGAAACGCCGGGACAAGTCCATGGTTCAGCAGGCCCTCGCGGACCGCCTGGAGGGATTCGGAACAGAGGAAGGCGTGCAGATGGTCAACGAATGGCTGGGGAGCGAGGCATGACAAACGACCGGATATTGCTCTACCTGTCTGTGGCGATCATGTTCGCAAACTCCTTGATCCTGCTACTGCATTTCGTCGAGCAGGGAAGGCGCAATCTCCAGTTATCCAATGCGCTTGCGTCGGTGATCGACAAGCTCAGCGATAAGGTATTGGCACGCGACCTCTCGGACTACGTGTCCGCCAGAACCGCCGGATCCGATGAAGAAGAAGTGCCGGTCAGGATGACCGGTGCGCGGGAAGCCGAGATCGAGGGCCGTAATCCAGACCGAATGGAGGAATGAACCATGCCGATGAAGCAAGGCTATTCACAGGGCACGATATCCGGGAACATCAGCGAACTCCACGCCGCCAATGCCGGAAAGCCTGCGGGGAAGAAGCGCGGCCTCAAGCGGATCATCGCGATTGCCATGTCGGTTGCAAGAAAAGTGAAGAAACAGGCCGGGAAGAACCTCTCCGTGCGTGATCGCATCATCGAGCGCCGGATGACCGGGAGCAAGGTGTGATGCCGACCGAAGCCAAGCAAGGCTACAAGCCGTCAGACCGGGACCGCGCGACCATCGCGCTTGCCGAGGAGCGCATCAAGGTCCAGGACGACGCGCGTGTGCCCTACGAAGCGCAGATGTTCTACAACTACGCGATGTTCCTCGGGCATCAGTGGCTGTTGTGGGACAAGAACATGAACGTGTTCCGGGTCGCCAAGGAGCCGTCGTGGCGCGTCCGGCTGGTATCGAACCGGATATTCGATTGGGTCAAGAGCCGGGTGGCGAAGATCGTGAAGTCCCAACCGAAGATGCTCGTTGCGCCCGCCACGATGGAGGACCGGGATCGCTCATCCGCCAAGGTGGGCGAGAAGATCGTGACCGCCCAGGAGCGCCAGGACAACATGGCGCTCAAGCGCATCGAGTGGGCCTACTGGGCGTGCATATGCGGAACCGGGTGGGTCAAGGCGTTCTTTAACCCCGAGGCGGGACCGCTGGTGGACCCCCGCGAGGGAGAGACGCCGGAGAGCATGCCCGAAACCACGGAGAACATCGACCTCGAAGCGGTGGTCAAGTCCGCGAAGATGTCCATCGAGCCGTTCCATCTCGGGGAGATCCAGACGGAGGTGCTGTCGCCATTTGAAGTCCGGTTCGACCAAATGGCATCCTGCATTGAGGACTGCCGGTGGATTGGCGTGATGCGCTACCGGAGTCTGGTGGACATCAAGGCCATGTGGCCCAAAAACGCAGACTACGTGGCGTCCGAGTCGATCCGCAGTGACAACACCTTCGAGGGCAAGCTCGCCAGCCTTGGCGGCACCTACTCGATGAACTTCAAGCCCTCGATGCAGAACGAAGAAGACATGCAGGGCGCCTACGTGCGGGAGATCTGGGAACGCGCGAGTGACGGCCACCCGAACGGCCGACTCTACATCACCGCGGGGGGCGTGCTGTTGGAGGACGGCGATAACCCCACCCCGATAGACAAGAAACGCACGGGGGACCTGCCGTTCTGTTATTTCCGCGAGACCATCAAGCCGGGAAGTTTCCCCGGCATCAGCACGGTGGAGCAGTTGACGCCCTTGCAGGTCGAGTACAATAAGACGAACTCGCAAATCGTCGAGAGCAAGAACCTCATGGCTCGCCCAAAGATCCGCAAGCCGCGTCAAGCGATGATCCACAAGGATG